CGATTCCCCCAAGGTTACGTATTCTTACACCCTGCTACCTCCTCAATGGGTCGCCAGAAGGCTTCCAATTGAAAGGCATGCAGTTCCACTGGACCTTTTGTTCTGGTCCAAACGCAGGCTTCATGCCCGCGCGATTACCGAACCAGTCAACAATGTGCCTAAAAATATGCCACCACAAATGTGGATGGCGTGGCACATGATCAACTGTTGTCTTTTCGGTGAATCTAGTGGTAAGTGCGGATTCAGTAACCCATCTCTTCTTCAGGCTAAAACCTGGAAGAGCATCCACAATCTTCGCTGAGTTTTCAGAATGCACCACCTGCCACTTAAGGTAGGCGTCCATATCCGAAGGCAGCCTGAGGTCCTGCTTTCCACGACGTAGCGTGTAAACCAAGTAGTCCCAAGCTTGGTACTCAGCGTTCCACCTCTTTCTCCTGGCCACCTCCCCCTGATAAATCTGGGGGACACGACCGTGGAATAAAGAGATAGGCCTTTTAAAGCCTATTAGGTCAGAATCTTCCGGTACTTCGGGCATTCGCATGCCTTGAGTCCGTTTGATCCATGTCCTGTGGACCTTAGCTGTCTCTGCAAAGCCCTTTTTGAAAAGGGTATGCTCAACAGCAAGGTAGGAGAACAGTTCTCCATGAGATTGTTGAAAAGGTATATGTTTGACATAAACGGGAGTTATATCATGCCCGTGAAGAGCATGTATGCCGCAGGATTCCCTAAAATGGGACCGAGTGAAGCTTTTGGTGAGGTTAAGTTTCATACCAAACCTTGGCAACCAATCGGTAACCGCTGTATACGTGTCATTAGGAATAATAATGTCATCCCCATAAACATATACTAAACGCGATTTAGCCTTACGGTCTTGTACAGCCGACAACCGGATTATGGCCTTGCACAGTGCGTAATGCACAAGGGTCATAACAGGGAAACAAAGCGCGGAGCCCATAGGTGCGAATTTATTCGTCCTTATGTTGCCCGGCCATTCAGCCTCTTTTGGTGGCACGATCCACTTGGTGGAAAGAGCCATTAATGCATCGTGAAGTTCTTGGTTATCTTGGAACATCCAAGATACCAAATCACGAAGCACCCTATCAGATCCTTCAGACATATCTATGGTAGCATCTGCCTTAGAAACTGAAGATAGGAGAGCGAGGATAGCATTAACTTGCTGATCACTCAAAGCCAGATTACGTTTAGTATGAGGACACGAACGAATCGCATCCGTCAAAACACGACGCACGGCTTGCTGGAGAAACTGTACTTCATTTTCCTCTATACAAATGCCTCGTCCTTTGTTGACTACTTTGTCAACCAATTTATATCGGGACGTAGGCTCATTTTCAAACCCCTTCATGAAAAGAGGGGCGTAATGATCAGACTGAGAGATGACATCGTATGGATGGCTAGAAAACCAGCCGTCCATGAACGGAAACACCTTCTCTATTTGAGCGTAAAGCTTATGCGGTCTGTATCGCAAATGCTTTGCCAATGGCGTATTCGTCGCACCAGGGCCTGGTCTTGGTAGACACTTACGGGAATCAAGAGTAATATCCTTGATAACTGATTTGACGTATTGGCGGGCTAACTGAAGGATTGGCAATCTGTCCTCTGTAAAGAGGTCAATTTCACCAATTTCTTCGTCAACCTTTACAAAGTCAGCGAACTGTTCTCTGACTTGGCTCTTTGGATAGGAGCCCTTTAATTTCTTAAAGGCTACGGCTATTGAATAGACGTAGTTAAACCCCTTAACTTTTTCTGCCTCACTACCGTTTAACACCACATCGAACAGCCCGCGTAGAAATACGGGGTGATTCCCCCTGACTAGAAAGCCAGGATAGGTGGCGTCCCGACCCTCGATGAAGTCAAAAAGACCTTGTACGAGTTTCGGTAACGACAATGTAGCGAAAGGCATCCCTTCGCATTTGAGACGACGTTTTACTGTCTCAATATCTTTGCGAAAGTCAGCGCTCCGATAGGAGGGTATGTTGTTTTTAGCATCAAGTAATAGACCGCATAGATGTTCTGATGCGAAAGCCACGCGCTGTTTTTCAGCGCCACGCTTAGAGAATGTTTTTATCGAGGCTTTTGGCCCCGAAATTCTCGTCTTTTGATTGCGTTTGGCCGGAAATCGGCTCCCTTTGGCTGTTACGGTTGCCTGTGAAGTTTTCATCAGGTGTACCTCCAGCTTGTGGATCCATTTTACGTTTCCGCCTCATCCTGTCCCTGCGGCCGTCACGATACTGCATAAAAGCATACCGTGCGACCTCAAGGAGAAATGTGACTAGTCCTTTGGCAAAAGCAGTCATAGATTTAAAATCCTATGACATGCCATCGACAAATTTCGCATCAAACCCTACAACAGCCAAAGCCGCCCGAATTACGCCGAGTGCAACAGTTAGTTGCGCATCGGTATGTTCTGGGTGGTGAGCCAATGAAACATTGGCCGTAATTGGCTTGTACGTTACGCCATCAGTAATTAAGGCGTTGTACTTGTATTGGAGTAATCTTCGGCGAACAGTTGAAGAAGACTCGTCGTGCTTCACATTCATTTCAGAAGCAACGGCTAGGGCGGCAGCTGATTCGATCCATTTAGAGCCGTAACTACCAGTCTTAAGACCGGTTATATCGTTACGTTTAGCCATAATGTGATCGTCAGTGCCATCATTCAGGGTGATTGGGTCAGTATATAGACTCATAAGACTTTGTCCTTATATAAATAAATTCCGTATCGTGGAAGTATAAACGCCGCGGGATTGCGGATGGAGTCAGTAATCAGAACAAACACCGAACGATGGCTGCCATGGTAAGCCCCTGTTTTCCAGAAGGCTTTTTAATCCTAGGCAGTGCGGGCCCGTAATCGGGTCGCGTTACACGTCGTTCGTAGATGGTGCCCTCAAGCCCGGAAACGAGCTTGTTAGCTGCTTGTGCACCCGACATTTCTTTATCGTCGAGCACAACAGAGCAGATACCATCGTCATCAGAAATGATTTTGCCTGATGAAAGCCGTGTTACTAGGCTTTCGGCATAGTCATTTACCTGCAGCTGCACGTTTTTGTCAGTCTGCATGGCATGAAGAGATTTCCCGATTTGGATAAAGTAATCCATGATGAACGAAAATGGAATTGCATTCCAGAACACCTCGGGGTTGGGTTTGAGCCCCCAATACTTACAGATCGCGTCAACAGTTCCCCGCATTTTGTATGCATAATTGTAATGCAAAGTAGCGGTGAATTTTGTCTGTTGATACGTGCCCGTACTGAAATTATAATAATTTCCAGTGCCAGGCGTCAGAGAGCTCACACTATCCAGAATTTCGGAATAATGTGAAGATTGCTCTTCTGATCCAGCCAGTTTAAAATCTTGCTGCAGCGTACGAACTAGCTGAGCAAGCTGGGCATGGATTCCTGTAAGGTCAGATAGCAACGGCTTTAATGCCAATTGCCAACTGAGATAGGCTCCCGCAGCAGGCTTTGAAGGGTCGAAACCCTTCGGAGGCGATCTTAGAAGTTTACTGATTTTATTATAGGCCATCTTAGGCCTAACAATATACTTCATTAGATCCTTGAAATCTTTTAGCTCGAAAAGAAAATTGAGCATAGAGACTTCACCTTCGAAGCGTGGTTGCATACTCCACCACGCTCGCCTACTGGGTCCCGAATGTTCAGTCTGAAGATGCTTAAAATCTGCATCGATAGACACATTCGGCCAGGCAGCCCGATAATACGGGTACCACAACCGTGGCCACTGCGTCGCCATTTGATACACCATGGCGTACGGGCGGTTCACAGCATGAATGATTTTATGACTACAATCATTCATTAGTGGTTTCTGCCGTTTTGTACTGTCAAACGTTTCCTTCCCTATATAGCTACCACTGTACTTTGTGGAATAGCTTAAGGTTTTGCTTCTAATTGACTGGTAATACAAATAGTCAAGTAGTAGCCTGTCAGGGGTCCAATAGGAACAAGTCTCAGGCTTCGTGCCTGATATTGTGTGGTAGAGTTTATCTCCAACCACGCCCCATGACGCAGAAACGTTTCTCTCTTTCATGTGATGAACCTGTGTTGATGTTAATAAAACAACG